CATTTTTAAGAAACAGGTCGTAGAGACTTGATAAAATCGGAAGCCAAAACCGAATCAGTGATTTCAGTCTTAAGGCGTTCGTCTGAAGTTTGAATTGTTCCATTTACCGCCCAAACAGCGGTCCATCTAGTTCCTAAGCTCCCTGTTTGATAAGTATTGTCAGCGGCTGGGCGGAGCGTTCCGCTGAGATCAATGATAGTTCTCGCCGTCGGAGAAGACGCGCCATCCGGCGTAGTGCTGAATACCAGCCTGCCCGGCATGTCATTAGCGCCGGGGGTGCCGTCTACTATTGCTTGAATAGTTGCGCCTTGGACGAACTCGGTGCCGTCATTACCTTGGAAGGTAATCATGCCCAGCGTGTCGCCATTGGAAACAACTGTGTTTGAGCCGATTGCAGAACCATTGCTTTTGCAAAGGTTGAGCATTGTGTATGCGTTGCCGTTATAGTTGCTAACTATGTTGACGGCATTTCCGTAAAGAGCATTTCCCTCAATGTTGACCGCGACATTTCCGCCCCAGCTCGAATTATTGATGTTAGTACGAGCAGCAGTTGTCCCCACCAACAGCCTGCCGGAGCCGTCGATGTTGACCGAATCGTCAGACGCGCTGCCGTTGATGTCTAGCGGTCCAAGGTCAATGTTGCCGGTGCTTTCCTCAACAATGAAGGTGCCGCCGTTCTTCGCAGGGATCGTGATGCTGGTGTCTGTACCAGCAACTGCGGGAACATCAATCTCGATGCTGCCGGAAGTAGAGCCGTTGATCTTGAGTCCCATTAGGAAGCAACTCCTTCAAGTGCGGTAAGACGGGTTTCGAGGGTTTCGATCTTTGCTAACGCCTCTTGTAATGCAGCCGTCAGCAGCGGGACAAGTTTGGACTGGTCGATTCCTTGATAGACCGGAATTGTATTTCCGTCTTCGTCGAGTTTGTTATCGCCAACTGAGACGCCATCGGGGAGTTCTTCGCCTTCCTTCCAGACTTCAACTTCGTCCTGAGTACCAGTGACGCACTCAGGAACAACGGCTTGTGCTTCGTGGGCGATGAAGCCGTCAACCGTGGTGTCAGGATCAGCAATAAAATTGAAGCGGCGAACCTGGAGCTGATTAAGGCGATCAGCAGCGCCGGTCAGTGGGACAACGTTTTCTTTGAGGCGGTAGTCGGAAGAAGTGTTATAGGCAGTGCTAGTGGTGTCATAGGAAATTGTGCCGATTACTGATCCAGCATTAATGAACGCAATGGCGTTGGCGTTTCCATCGTTATTTTTCGAAAAAATTGCCGTTGGCGATGAACCAGATCCCTGTGGATTGAGGGTCAGACCCCTTGCATTTGCAGTCGTACATCCAATCAAAAGGTTGCCGGAGCTGTCGATACGCGCTTTTTCGTCGTTATTCGCTTCAAAGGAAAGAGCGTGATTTGACTGAGCAGCAATCCCAACCTTCGATGTTGTTACAAATACCTTTCCAATAACAGAACTTCCGGTTTCTTCAAACCTAATTACTTGCGTACCAGCGCCAGAAACGTGCAATTTTGTAGCAGGACTCGTAGTGCCAATTCCGAGTCCGCCGCTGCTATCAACCGTCGCCCGAGTACTGCCGCCCGTGACAAGGTTGACCGTATCAGTACCAAAACTGATGCCAGTGTTTGTGTCAGTGCCCTGAAGCGCAGGCGTCCCAGCAGAGCCGTTGACCCCTGAAACTCCGTTGTCGCCGTCGAGAGTTAGTGCCATGGGTCAAACAATAGTCCAGGTAGAACCAGAAGGAATCGTGACCGTGACTCCTGAGTTAATCGTAATCGGACCAGCCGACATCGCATTGGTCGATGCGGTAATCGTGTAGTCCGAAGTCACGGTCTGCCCGTTTTCGTAAAACACGGCGTCAGATCCACCGCCCGATGCTCCACCACCGCCGCCGATGGCTCCCCAAGCGCTGCCGTCATATCCCTCGAACGTCGTGTCGTCCGTGTTGAAACGGATCATGCCCGCACTTGGAGTGCCAGGGCGTTGGGCAGCAGTACCAGACGCCACATCAATGGCGCCCGTGCCGGTCATGCTGATATTGCCAGCAGACGTGACCGTGCCGGTAAAGCTCGGGGATGCCAGCGTTGCCAACCCAAGGTTGGTGTCAGCCAGCGTTCCAACGACAACCCATGCCGAGTTAGCCGCGTTGCGCAGCTTCAACTGACCGTTTGTTGTGTCCGCCCACCACTGGAAGGCGTAAGTCGTAGTCGGCTCAGTGGTATCGCTGTTATTGCTAACGATTGCCGCAAGGGCATTGTTCAAATCTGAACGGACTGCCGCGCCCGTTCCATTAGCAATCACATAGTCGTGGGTTGCCAAGGCGCTGCCCTATGTGCTCAGTGTCTGCACTTTAGCCGACTCGTCCATACCCAGTTGCACTCCAGTTGAAGTTACGGGAAATGCTGGTGTCGCTTGAATTCCTGAAGTGGACCGTGAAGCCGGTGCCGCTGACGTTGCTGACCTCGAAGTAATCCCCGCTTTGCATGTTTTGCGCCGTGATACCAATCGTCGGCAAAGTGCTATTTACTCCGCCCAGAACAGAAGTGCCGGTGAAGAAATTGTTGGCGAAGCTGACTGCTGTTGCCCCAGCGGAACTGGTCACGGTCGTTGTGCTCTGATCCGTGCGGCGCTGGAATGTCGCCTTGTATCCCAGCTCGTCGATCAGGATGTTCTGGTCAGCGTCTGTTGACTGGAGCTGAGCGCGGAACTGGAATGCCCGCCCTCTAAACGTGCCATTGACGAAGTTCTGCCAGTCGCCCCAAGTAGGTGTGCCGGCGGGGTCGTCGTTGGTACGGCGCAGTTGCAGGGTTGCGTTCACCGAATCCACCACGTCGCCATCGAAGCTGTCCCAGTCATCGACGTTCTCGGTGCGGTTGTCCAGGAGGTCAGCCGGGTAGAAACCGCGAGTGACGAAGCGCCGCTGTAGGTCAACCGAGTAAATCGCCTCAAGATCCAGCGTGTCGTCAAACTCGTAAGTCGCGCTGTTCAGGACATCGCCAAGGAAATCGAAGTTGGGCAGGTCATCAAAATCATCCTCGTCGTCAATATCGGCGTCGCCATCAATTGCCAGGGCGTCGTACTCATCGCTGTAGAAGCAATTAGTTTTTGTGCCTTGGAACGGGGGAACGTCTTGATCTTCCCGGCGAACTTGTATTGGGAACTCGCCCAGGGCATCGGGGAAGTCGATAATGACGCTGGTGGCGTTAGTGCTCTGGCGTCCGCCGTCATCCTCAAACTTGACCAGGACTTCGCCTTCAACGGCTGGGATCGTTGCTTCGGTGGAGTTACCGGCAATCGCCTCGATCAGGTCAACCGAATTACTCCAGGTGCCCGTGCCATCCGTCAGGCTGCTGTGGCGGATATAAACCTTGCCGCCAGCTACCACGTCCACATCAGTGGAAACGTCCCAGCGCAGTCGCCCGGTATTGGCGTTAATCCGCTCGAATGACAGGTTCTGAACATTGCCGGGAACAGCGGTTTTACCAATCGCGGTGAAAGTGAACTCCGTAAAGTCGGTCGATTGGCGACCCAGTGAGTTAATCGAGTAGATCTCAAAGACGTAATCACCGGCGCGGGTGTCCAGGATCTCAACGTCCGGTCTGCCCGCAATAACTTCCTGCCAGTTGTCGTTATCAGCCCTGTAGCGGACCTTGTACTGCGGGACGCCTTTGATCGACTGCCAGCTCAAGATGATCTTGACTTTTGCCTTGTCGTTCTGGGTGTAAAACTTCTCGCTTGCTTTCGGTGTGTTCGGTGGATCCGGGATCAGGTTGAGATTGGTGATCGTGCGGGTTTGAAGTTGGAAGCCGCGTTCCACATAGTCGTACTTGCTGGAGTTGTACTTCAGCCCGGTGATTTCATAGAGATGCCCTTCCTTTTCCTTGACGGTCAGGATGCGATATTGCTGGCTTTGAACTGAGTCAGTTTGCAGGATCCAGATGCTGTTTGCGTTCGGGGCACTGCTGAAGTCAGATGCAACAGTGATTGCCGTACCGCTGCGGCTAGAGATCGAGCGGGTTTCCATTGACCCGTCAGACAACAGCACCGATAACGTGCCCGTGTTCGTGGGCAAACCTTCCGCATCATCAACTGTGATGACCTGAGCGGTGGCGCTGCTAATCCTGCCGCCGTAACGAACGCCAGCCCGGACGGGATCTTGTACGTCAACAACTGCACCAGGTCGAATCAATGCGCCAGCATCAATCGAGGCGGTGAAGCTGATAACTTCTGTTTCCTGCTGTTCGCTGAACAGAATCCATTGCCCCAGTCGGTTGGCTTGACCGCGTGAAGTGCAGGCGAAGGCGCGAATCTGGGTCGTAACCACGCCGTATTTGGCGATGGCATCCCGGTCTTCCACAACCTCGTAATTCAGTTCACGGGTTTCAAGATCCAGGTATGCAACGACTGCAACCGTGTGGCGGGTCTTCAGGTCAGAGCCCGCATAGCTAAAGCCAGGCTCCAGCACGTTGGAGCGGTTGAACAAATAGCTCGAATCAGTTGGCTTGTCTTGCGTAATCGTTAGCGAGCCAGTGGACCAATACGGCTGACAACGCATGACCGAGCAAAGGTCATTGATCAGCTTGTATGCCTCGTATTGGTTTTGAATTAGCGCGTTGCACTGGAAGCGTGGTTCTGTCCCACCAAAGCCATCATCGACAAGTCCGTTGCAGTATTGACTTGCGGAATAGAACGAAAACTTATCAAGTTGTGCTTCAACGATGTGATCGCCTAAGCCGTAACGCTTGCTAATTAGCAAGTCATACAAAATCCACGCGGGATCTTTACACCATTGGGCAGCGCCAAACGTCCCAGTCCATGTGCCGCTGTAGGTAACTCTGCCGGTATCAGAATCGACGGTGGCGTTATCGGGCAGTTTGACTTTGATGCCACGGATTCGGTAAGACCGCGCCGGGATGGAGTTGAACTGGTCTGCTGAAAAGCGGATTGCAGCAAGCGCACTGTTGGGGTAGCGCAGCTTTTCGTAGATCAGCTCGGTATAAGCGACAAAAAAGGTTGGGCTGACGTTTTGATCCGTGCTGTCATCTGAAACCCGGACGACACGAATATCGACGGGGAATGCTCCATCCAAAGTGATCAGATAATCCCGTTCGTATTTATCCGCCGTGCGACCGCTGATCGTGTCAGTCTTGACGGTGGTGAAGCCGCCGCCGTTGTACTGAACTTGGAACGACATTTCGACGCTCGTGCCAAGAACGTCACCTTCAGGTGTGCCGCGCTCCAAGCGGGAAATTGCCAAGCTGATGCGGACTGCATCAACGTTTGTGTCAGTAATCTGCCGGGTAACTGGAGTATCTTTTTTGACCTCGGTGTTGACTGATTTGATGTCCTCAACCGCGCCAAAGCCGTCGATATAGCTCTGGGCGTTGGTGCCATAGCGAGCTTTGACTGTGACGCCTTTGAAGTTGTAGTCCGAATCAGTGAGGTTGGTTACGTCTGCCCCAGAGCGCAGAACAGGCGTGTCGGTCAGATAAACATCTTTCAGCAGCGCCAAGTTGTAATTGGTGGTGCCGCGTGTGTAGGCACGGGCAGAAGGGAAGCCTTCAATCTCGCCTTCGCTTAGCAGATCAAGCAGGTTGGCGTGGGCTGTAGACGCCAGGTTGTCGCCTTCGCGGGTTGGTGTCCGGGTTGCAGGTGGTGCGGACTGCTGGACAACAACGGTTTGCTGAACGACCGTTTGACCGCCGCCACCACCTCCGCCGCCACCGCCGGCACCAATGATCTGCTTGGTTTCTTTCTCAGCCATGATCAGATCGTGTCAACGTCGATGCCGGCAGAAATCACCACCGAGCCAACGATGGTTTCGCCGTAGATCACAGGGACCGGGACGCCCTGCTTACTGGTGTTCTGAATCCCACTGAAGCTATAAGACTCCTGCGGGTCAAACTCCGTTCCTTCAGTAGATGTTTGCCGCCGTCCCGTTCCACCAATGCCGCCCAAGGGACCGATGGTGCCCATCTGGGGTGTTGGACTGATCAGCTGAGAAACGCCGCCAAGGATCAGCGCGACACCAACAGTTGCAGCAAGATTTGCAGCCGCAATGCCGAGCGTGAAACCTGCCGCAGTTGCCGCGCCACCACCAGCCCCAGCGATGCCCAACACGGCTGCACCAGCAGGTGCCAGCAGAATCGCCGCTGCGACCAATGCAACTCCGGCAACGATCTTTCCAACTCCACCACCAGCACCGCCCAGAACCGGGACGATCTGAATGCGCTGAGATGCAGGATTATTGATTTCGTCTACGTCTGATTCGTAGTTATCAACGATTACCTTGTAATGCTGGTCAGCCATGTGCTGTTCCAGCCCTGGGAAATTAGCCAGCAGCATTCGGATTGCTTCGCCGGCACTATTGATCTCAGCTAGAAACCGCCGTTGCCCCACAAACTTTGCGAGGGCTCCGTATAGCTTGACTTCACGCACCATACCGAAGCACCCTGCCAGTGCATTTTAGGAGCCACTCACCCAATAAATCACGGCTGGACAGGCGACCGCGTAAATGATGCAACACCATCTGATCACCGATGTAGACGCCGACATGGTTCAGCTTGTTTGAGTCGATTGCCATCAGCAGCGCGTCACCAGGCTGCATGTCCTCAATATCGACCTTGTAAAAACCAATCTCCTGCCAGCAGGTGTCAAACATCGGATTCTCGTTGAACTCTTCCGGTGTCGTTGGACGGTCCCAGTCCCGCAACTCAATTCCCTGTTCGGCGTACCAGTCGCGGACTAGCGTCCAACAGTCAGTTACGCCCCAGACCCATTCCCGCCCGATTAGCGGTGCTTTGTAGCCCTCGGGCTCGCAGCTTCCCCATTGCTCCGTTTTGGGATTGACGATGTACCAGGGCAAGCCGGATTTTTCGCACGCCAGTCGATCAGCTTGACTTGGGATTGGCGGGGTGACCGGGTGGCTGTGGATGACGGCGGTGACTTCGCCTTTGTCTTCTGCTGCTGCGTAGTCAGCAGGGTCAAGGATGAAAAACTCGTTGCCTTCCGCCAAGTTCTTGCACGGGACGTAATGCTCCCGTCCTTTGACCACCACCAGCAAACCGCAGGCTTCGCGTGGATCCTCCGCCTTTGCGTGCTCCAGTGCTTTTGCCTTAGCGGTTGCCTTCATCCGTTAAATGCGCCGATGCCGGGGAATCCGCCGAACGGCAATTCGTTATTTGACCCAAACCTAATCTGGCAGCTCGAAAGACGCTTGCCGCATACGTCCAGACCAGAACCTGTTACAGCCTTGTCGTTCTCGTCGAAATACTTGGTGCCGCTATAGCCGCACTCCGAGCCTTTGTAAATCCAAGGGCAAAGATTGGCGTTGCACTGACGTTTCGGAGCCCGGACTCCGGCGAGATCGAATACTGCCCCGAGCTCAAACTGGACTGCATTGCGATCTTCGCTGACCTTACGGGCAACGTAATAAATCTCATCGGGCAGCTTGGCAGTAGCGTCCGGCGTCCCAAAAGGATTGGTGCCACCCTCAAAATTCACCGCGTCTATGTAGCGGACCAAAGTGCGGATCCGCGTCAGCTTTGCGCCAGTCAGATCATTGCCAGGGGTGGCTTCGTTGACGCCCAGCAGAATCGCAGTGATGCCGCCGAGCAGGTTGGAGACGGTGATCGTGGGGCGTGGCGGGCTGCCGCTTTCGGCGTTGTATTCAAAACCGTCAACTTCAATAGGAAACTTCTGATATTCATCGCCATCCCAAGTGATGTTCTGCAGCCCAGAGCCAACGTCGTTGATGCCTGCGTGGAATCGGTAGGTATAAGCAGACCCATGGATATTGGCAAACAGCTCCAGTGAGAACAGCTCGATAACGCTGCTCGGGTTGATCTTCTGAAGCTCGGAAAACGGGACTGCCATTAGGGCTCAAAAACTTGAATAAAACGGGCCGTGATCGTGGCGCGATTGTTGTAGGGGATTGACTTGCTCCACTCTGGGCAGATCCACTTGTAAGAAGTCGTCTCGTCTAGCGGGGTCCAGTCAAAGCTGGCAGAATCCTCGGCGCGGGCATTCAGGAAAGTCTCAATCGTGTCCGAGTCGGTTTCGGAAACGTTCCAAGTCAAATCCCATTCTTTCGGATTCATGTGACTGGGAATCCCGTAAAGCAACCTCTGGGAATAACCGTCACCGAATTGAACAGTTCGAGTCCGTGGGCGACTGGTCTTTTGTGCGCCGTATGCCGGAGTGATTGAAGGGAAAGTGGCCATTATGCGAGCAAGCCTCCAGGACGTTTTTGCTTGATCAGTTCTTGGCGGATGGCAATGCCAATGACTTCGCCCAGGCGTTTGGATTCATCCTCATTACCTTGGACACTGGATCCGGTTGCATCCACATTAACGACGATATTCGAGCCGCCCAAGGCGCCATTTGGGGCAACGCTTCCAGTCCGACCAGGGGTGAACAGCTCAGGCCCTTTTTCTCCAACCAAATAGCTCTTTCCGCCCATTGCGGTGCCGCCCGAAGCCAAGGCCCCAGCTGGTGAGATACCAGGAAGAATGCCGGGGACATTTAATTTGCCAGCCAAGCCTGGCGCCGTCATTGTTGAGGCAGAGAAAGAAGGCGCGCCGGGGAACAGGCTTGTGATGATATTGAACGCCATCATTCGTATGGCAGCTCTAATTATTTCTGTTGCCATATTTAAGAAGCTTTGCGCCACTGACCTAAAGAATCCAGCCAATGCTTCTTGAGCAGTTACGGTCCCTTGAACCATGCCACTGATGCCTTGACTGAATGCATCCGAGATTGCGGCAGATGCTGACTTCACCTGCTCCAAGGGTTTGAGAAGATTCTCAAGTCTCTTCTTGAGTTCATCAGCGTGTTGCTTGCTCTCACTGAAGCCTTTTGTGAAAATACTGCCATCCACGCCCTCAGAGAAAGCGTCAGAAGGTTTGATCGCGGCCCCCGCCATGATGTCTGCGATTTCTTGCCTGATCTCTTTGATTCGGTCGCTGTATTGAAACTCTGATTGCAGCAATGCGAGCATTCGCTCACGGGGCTTCATCTCTTGATTGGCAATCTGCTCTCTGCGAATCAACTTCTCAAGATAGGCCTGTTCTTGAACGTCTTTTCTCTTTTGAGCCTCAAGCAGTTGAGCTTCAAGCTCTAATTGTCTGGCTGAAATATCTGCACGACCCTTGGCCTTGGATTCGATAGTTGACTGGGTTTTGGTTGCACTCTTGTAAGTTGACTCTTCTTTCTCGGCTGCGATATTCAGAGCATCACGCAGCTTAAGAATGCGCGCATTGCTTGTCTCTAGATCTTTCTGCGCGGAGATCAAGCCGAATCCACCACCGCGCTTACCGCTAGCCGATAGCTGTTGACTTGCAACTCTTTGACGGATCAATGCTTGCGTATGAATTTCCGCCTTCAATGCAGCGTCAAGCTGCGCTCTGCTTTCACTCTTCAGTGCACCTTCATAACGCCTAGTATGCTCTTCAGCCTTTTGAACATCGTTGATATAAATTGCTATCGCTGAAGCGACAAGGGCAAAGGGCAATGCAATCATTGCGGCCTTCAGGGCGCCAAGCGCAATAGTGCTGGCATTGATGACCAAGTTGGTCTGGGTAATCGCTGCGCCGGCAACCGTATAACCGACAGTGACTGATTTTGTGACCCCGGCCAGAGTGCCCAAAGCAACTCCAAGACGCTGAATCAATGCCACACTGACTGATCCATTCAAGGTCTTAACAGCCAAGGCCAGCGCCCCAATGGCTACAGCTGCAGTGCGGACAGGTGAAGGCAGTTGCCCAATAGTTTTAACCAGATCAGTCAGCAATTTAACTATTGGCGTCACCGCTGGCAGCAGAGTTTGACCAAAGGCCGTCGATAATTCATCAACAGCGTTCTGCAGATCCTTGAATTTTTGAACGTCGGATTCTTGGACTAATTTTGCGATCTTTCCGGCGCCTTCCTTTTCAACTTTTTGAAGGGCTGAAATCAGGATGTCTGAAGTCAGCTTGCCTTGCGATGCGAATTCCTTGAGCTGCCCAACGCTCTTGCCCGTCTCTTCAGCCACGGCCTGCAACAAGCCCGGCACCTGCTCAGCAATGCTTCTAAATTCATCACCCTGCAACCGGCCAGAACCCAACGCTTGAGCCAACTGAGTGAACGCAGCTGATGCGCCCTCGGCGCTAACACCAGACAGCCTGGCAATAACGTTGAAGCCTTTGTAGGTCGAAGAAATCTCTTCAAGACTGATTCCTAGCGGCCTCAAGCGGGCATAAATATCAGCAACACCCGCCGTAGCCTCACGAGTGCTCAAGCCAAATGTCTTAGCTGCTTGGCCTGCTAACCGCTGTGCCTGCTCAAATTCACCGTATTCAGTCGTTAAAAGCTTGAGGCGAGTATTGAGATCATTGATTGAAGCTGCAGCCTGAACAGACCTACGACCGAACTCAACTAAAGCAAGACCAGCAGCAGCCTTGGCAAGGCCCTGAATTGCGCCCTGAGCCTGCCTTGAAGCCGTATTGATCTGACGCAGTTGGCTGACCGCGTTTCCGCTTCTTACCTGTACGTCAACAACGGCAACAGCCACGGCCCGACCTAATCCTTTGATTCAGTCTACCGACGTTTTATCGACTCCTTACCCGCGCCTTCGCCATCTCTGCTTTTTCGCGTTCGCTCTTCACTTCGTAATAAGCCGCGAACATGACAAACTCAGCCTCCGTCAGGTTGCCGCGTAACTCGCTGACGGTTTTGCCCAGTTCAGTTGCTAGGAAGAACTCAAAGAAGAGCCAAGAGTCTTCCCTTAGCCGTTTTTTGCTTCCTCAAGCGACTCAGCATCGCCCAAGCCGAACAGGAACAGCTCAAGCTCGTTCAGGACCGACTCAGGCAACATGCGCTGAAGCTTGGCTGTATCTGCAGCCGCGAAAGGCTTAGAGCCATCTTCCAGCTCAGCCATTTGGCACAGCATCTGAGTGCTGATGTCCAGCGCATCATCAGTGCCAGCCAATGACTGAGCCTTTTTACGGTCAGCGCGGGTGATCGGCTTGAAATACAGATCCCAGGATTTACCGCTGGGATGCTTCAAAACAAACTTGCGACGCTGGTTTAGGTCAAATGCCTCGACCAGTTCATCGACAAGACGTTTAGCCACGGGCACTTAAAGGGGCGAGTAAACCGCCCCAAATATACCCCTTATCACTCAAGGTTGCCGGTGATGGCGCCGCTGGTGATGAAGTTGCAGCTGACAACGACGAGTTCGCCAACAGTGGAGCTGATTTCCATGTCGGTGATGATGCCAGCAAAGCTGACCGAATCAGAGCCAGAAGTAGAGCCGGTGGTGAACAGCTCAAAGGTGGCGTCTGCCGGATCAGCAGCAGTCAGCACATCCTCCAGGAAGCCAGCTTGGCCAGTTGCGTCGGGGTCGTAGACCAGCTCAACGGTGCCAGAACCGGAGATCAGGCTGCCAACAAAGGAACGGAAGGTGTCGCCATGATCGGTGACATCCAAGGTTTCCTTGGTGGTGGTCAGGCTCCAGCTGCGGGTGCCAACGATGGTGGCGTTAGTGCTGCCAGCTGCATCGAACTGAACAGAACCTTGTTCGCCTCGGATGATTGCCATGGGTCAGAGTCCCTCGATGGATTCAAAGGTCACACGGACCTGGGTTTGAAAATAACCCTCGGGAACTGGTGAAGCCAGAGCCTCTGGGCCTGTTGCAGCGTCGAAGAAAACCCCCGACACATTCACTCTATTGTAGAGATCCCGAATCCTTTTACCGATGACGTAGTTGGCGCCAGGCCCTACGCCTATAGCGGTGAAGATGTTGATAACGACAACGCCATTGACGCGGTTCTGCGAATTACTCGTCCCGCCTTGGCTCAGGTATTCATTGGTGCCAAAGCTGGTGAGGCATTGAACCCAGCTTGAATTTGGCGTGGGCGAAAAAGCCATGTTGTGAAACACGACCGGAATAGCCGGGCTTTCAGCAAGCTCTGTGGCTAAGCGGCTTTCGATTGTGGCTCGAACAGTGTTCAGATCAAGCGCGGCCATCAGTCTTGCCTCCCAATGGTGTCTGCTAATTGTCGCGCCCGTCTGGTCATTTGCTTAGCGACAAGATCAACCCAGCCAGCTTTTGCCTGCTTGGAACTGCCGTTAGCCAAGGGCCGGGCGTAAGGCAGGCTGTTATGGACGTTGTAAACGTTGGTGATCTTCTCTTCCCCCAGTCTGTAATTGAGGGTTACGGGGACCGGATTTTCTTTTTCACCGGCGTCGTAATTGCCGATTTCGTTTTCACCAATCGCCCAGCTTGCGCGGAAGCGCCCGGTATCAACAGGGCTTTGAGCTTTTAATTGAATGCTGGTTTCTAAGACGACCACGCGCATGAGCTGGTCCAGCTTGTCTTCGGCGTATTCACCGATCTGATCGAGCCTGATACGCCTAGCCATCGTTAGGCCCTCAAGAACAGCTCAACCGCAATGGCCGTGTTGTCCTGCTCGATCACGTTAATTTTCACGATCTGATGCACGACACTGCTGATCACCACACGGTCAGACAGGCTGGGCGTGATCGTCAGATCAGCTGCTGCAATCGTGAGCTTTTTGTCTGATTCGTGGATCAGTTCGTTCAGCTCTTGCTTCTGGACTGCATCAACAACGCCCTTGATCGTGGTGTTGGTTTCAGTCTCAGTGATTGTGCCCGTCGTGGCGTTGTAGCTGCCGCCCGCAACCTGCCGATAGGTGACAGTGCCGCCAAACTTTTTGATCAGCTTGCTAGCAACCTTGCGTAGCGACCCAGAAAGCGCCATCAGATCTTGTAGGCGATACAGGCTCCGTTCTGGAGTCTGATGCTGGTGAAATAGCCAGTCAAGTGAGCGCCTTGATCAACGGTGGCGCTAGCAAAGTTGTTGTCAGTGATATTGGTGGACACAATCGCGGTGATCGTGCTGTTCTCGTAAAAGTCGATGTGGTGAAACTTGCCGGTATGAGCCACGGTGTCATTAATGACCTCCGCACCCAGGGCGTAGTTGACTCCAGAAGCGCCGCCGTGTGATTTAGCCATGATCAGATGTTGTAAGCGATGACAGCACCACTGCTGTTCAAGGTGAAGGCGGTGAACACGCCTTGAAGCTCGAAGCCAGCAGGGAAGGATTCACCAGCCAAGCTATTGCCGGTGTAGTTCTGAGCAGTGATCGCGCTGAAACTGGTGTTGTTCTTGGCAATCACGATGCGATTCCACCGACCCGTCTGGGCATCGGTGCTGTTTACGAAAGTCCCGCCAAGGCTGTAAGCGGGGTCAATACCTGAGTTGTAACCCATTGATCAGCTCCGCTTAATGGCAAAGTTCCCCGGTCCACTGATTCTAAGGCCGGTCAAATATCTTTCAAAGATCGGCGGCACGCGATCAGCACCGGTTGCCATGCTGCTGGCCCCTGCACTGGTGACGCTCAGGCTGCCGATGGTGACGGACTTGTAATCCTCAAGGCCGCTAAGACCCATGCCGTCTTTGTTGTTGTTGAGGTAGACGGCCAGCACGACCTGAGCCTGCTTGATCTGATCAGGGATCTCAGTATCGGTGAAATAGTCAGTGGTGATCTTGAACGGGAACCCGATTGCGTAGGTGTTGATGTAGGTGTCGGGCTTGCGAACACCAGTGCGGGGCCACTGCAAAGCCTGGGTGTCAGTAGCCCTTGCGCCTAGGAAGCGCTCACGATCAAGCCGTTGCGTGGCGGAATACAGCGCACGGTTTTTCTGGTCAGTAGTAGCCGACGCCCATGCGGTCACGTCGTCGTTTTCGACCATGCCATCAATCAAGTCCTGCGCTGCGGCAAGAGTCAGATAGCTATTTGCGCTGGCACCGCCAACAGTGGCGTCAATCGTGATTGCCATCAGCAGGCTCCGCCTTGGGCTTTACCGTCCGACGTTTTTTAGGCGCCGGTTTTTCAGGTGTTGATTCAAGTTTAGGGGTCGGCTCTGCATTAGAAAAAGAGGCCCCAGCCGAAGCCGAGACCTCCAGTTCACGCAGTCGCCTAAAGGCGAACATACCCATCAGGAGCTAGCGCCCTTCAGAGCAACGAAGTTCAGAACGATTGCTTCGCTCAGTGAGCCGCCAGACACATTGCTGACAGTGATCTTGAAAGATCCTGCGGCGATGGTGTTGGCTTGCACGAGGTAAGCGCCAGCAGTGCCAGCGGAGCCGTGGTTGACCACCACAACGTCAGTAGCAGCAACGAGGCTGTTGGTGACGGTGAAGGAAACCTCAACGCCTGCGGCAAGCGCATCGTCGTCCATGGTGATTTGACCTGAAGCAGCGTTCAGAGTCACACCGGTTGCCTTGCCACTGGTATCAGCTTGAGTGACGGTGCCGCCAGTGGCGGGGCCAACAAGCTTTCCAGCAGTTGCTTCAAAAATGGATGCCATCGTTAGTTCCTCCTATCAGTCGTAGTTGGAAGTGATGGTGGCGCGCACGATGCCAATGTTCTTGGTTTCGTACACCTTCGACCAGTTACCAACGGTGGCCAGCTGGGCGCGGGTCGGGTTGGTGGTGGTCACAGCCCACTTAGCACCCACAGGGTGATAGATGTAGTGCATGTCCACCGACATGGCATCGCTCTTGGCGAGGATGTCACGGTCAACTTCAGTGCGAAGAGCAGCCTGCTCACCAGAGGCAACAGCGCCATCGGTGAAGAAATAGCAGGCGTAATTGCCACCGCTGTTGGTCACGTCATCAGAGACGATCACGCGCATACCCATGTAAGTAGGAATGCGAACATCGCCGTAGGAAGCAGCAACGCTGCCGGCGAAGGCGTCGGGCATTGCGCTATCGGGGGTCAGGCCACCAGCGATTTCGCTAGCAAGCACATAGTCGATAGCTTTGCGCTCAAGCAGGTCGTAGTAGCAAGCGGAGTGCATTGCCACGGCGTTCAGCTTGTCGCCTTGATCGCCCAGAACGGCACGGGCTTTAGCCACTTGACGGGGGCCAAGGGCGGTAGCACCGCTGGTGTCAAAACGCAGGTCGCTGAAGGCAGGGGAGTCGCCACCGGTCAGGGCGCCGAACACACCTTCCAGACACTTGAGCAGGTCAGCTTGCTGCTGGTTAGCCAGGTAGGCACCAACCTTTTGACCGATAGCGGCCATGGGGTCAGAACCAGCGGCCAGGGCAGCCAGGTCACGAGCTTCAAAAGCACGACCGCGGTGCAGGACCACGCCAACTTGCTTGTCAGCGGTGATCTTGCCAGGGGTCAGGCTGGAAGAATCAGACAGGACTTCCAGATCGCCAGACAGGTTGGCTTTCCAGAAGGGAATGTTGACGAAATCGCCACCATCTTCAGAGGTATTCAGCGCCGCGAGAGGCTGAACAACACCGCTAGCGAGAAACGCGTTCCGCTGGGTGGTTTGTTCAATCACATACACCGTTGTTATCCCAAGGGCTCTTTATCCCTTAGTTCTGCGCCTTTACCATCGAACGCAGGTCAGACTATATCTTCACCCCCTAGCCAAAGACCGGTTGGGTGCGGGGCACTCGTGGATCCGTTACTGAGTTTCCTCTCGGGATCTAGTCGTTGAACCTTCCAGCTTGTTGGCTGGCTTGGCTGCTGATTGGCCTGCCCTTGCGGGTGGTGGCTTTCCCAGCAATTCACCCCGTTAGCCCTAGAAATTACTCCCTAGGGGCCCTGTGATTAAGGCGTGAAAATCTCAGGGATGATGACATCAGAGCGAAGAGTCGCCATGAGTCAGTACCTAAAAAATTCGTGGTTTTGCGGGCGTAACCCAATGGCGATCTGGCGTAGCCTTCACACCTAACGCATACATATTAAGCATTGTTTGCCGCGGCCTTCAATCGGTCGTACATATCCCGGTCAGTGCGGAATAGGCGGGACTGTTCGGTCAGGTTGAAATGCTCGCGGCTGAACGGGTTTTTTGTGCCCGCAGGAATCTCGCTGGAGGCAGAGCGGATGCCGACAGGAGCGCCAGAACCTTTGACGCTGGGCGGACGGAACAGGTAGCCGCGTTCGGTCTTGAGTTTTTCAACCCATTGATCCATCGGCAATTCGTTGTACCCGTCAACGGCGACAGGGTTGCCCGATTCGTCCAGCTTCAGCTGATCACGGACCAAGCGCAAAGCATCGTGGGGATTGTGTGCGCCTTGCTCGGCCAGGATTGCAACCACGCGGTTGTCCAGCTGGTTCACGGTCAGCTTCGATTCGAGATCGGCAATCTTGCGCTTCAGCTCATCCTCACGCTCTGAGAATTGCTGGGCGTATTGCTTGAGAGCCTCGTCGTATTTGCCCTTGGATTCGAGTTCCTCCTGTTCCTTACGGCGCTTGAACTCCACCAGCTCTTTAACGTCCACGCCATCAGGGACAACTGGCGCCTTTTCCTTTTGTTCCTTGAGCTTGCCGATCAGCTCAAAGTTTTTGCGTTCAAGTGCTTCAATGCTGCGCTTCAGCGTGTCCAGCTCTTGATTGTCTGCAGTCGGCGTAGCGTCCTGCATTTGCTCTTCAGACATGAAAGACCCGTAGGGTTACGGCTGGAGTATATCTCTATTTTCAGTGCAAACAATCAGACTGCAGTTGTAATTTCCGCCAATGATCATGCGGGAGTGGAACACGCCAACGCGGGAACCGTGGAACCCCGTGATTGTGCAACTGCTGCGTGCGATTGACCTGCATACGCGCCAATACTTCAGCACCGGCGACAAATGGCACGCTGAACAGGCAGATCAGCTGCGGCGCTATGTGATCGACCTGAAGGAATGGATCTTCAAGATGGAAGGCCGTTAGCCCTTTTTGCCTTTGCCCTTGTGCGCTGAATCCTTCATCAGCCGACCATCGGGCATGTAGTGATAGCCCTTGGGTGCCTTCTTTTTGCCTGATTTGGCTGGTTTCTTGCCGTAAGCCATCACCATTTCACCTTATTAGCCCAGTATGCCGCCGACATTTTGCCTTTGGCGATATTTTTAGCGTGGCGCGCTTGGAACGATGCCCTTCTGGCCTTGTTGGCTTCTGATTCACCTTTTCGCGCTGGTGAGCCTTTTACGCCCTGCTGACCGAATCTGATCAGCTTCACCTCGTCGCCTTCCTTGGCCAGGACGACATGGGATTTGTTGGGATGCTTCGGCGTGCGCTTGGGCTTGTTGTAGCCCTCAAATTCTTCGCCGCGATATTTAATCGTCATCTTCGTCATCCTCCGTGCAGGTAATGACTTCTACGCCTTCGGCAAGCCTACCCAGCAAGGCCCCAAGGATTTCAGGGCTGTTGGGCGTCGGGAACATGAAGCGACCTTCAACAATGCCATCGGCACATTTCAGGTAAGTGCAACTGCCTTCCCAGATTCGGCCTTTCATTTGCGTTTGGGCGCTGCCTTCAATTCTGACCGCTTTTTGAGAACTGGGTTACCGGTCGATTCCGATTTGATTCGCAACACAGGGTCATCGGCAGAGCCAACACGAACGACAGTCCCACCACCAGCAGTAGGAACAGAACCTCTCTTGCCTTCCTTACCGACGACCACGCCATAGGTGCGAACCCCTTGATAAACCCAGCTAACACGGGAGCCAATGCCAATGGCCATCACTTTTTCTTGCGACGTTTACGGGATTTGCCTGCCTTGGAATAGGCAATGGCCGCGGCCTGCTTGGGATC